CGCCACTGGTTTGGGTTTTCTTTCAGCCCTGATTTCGTCCATGTTCAGCCTCCTTTGCTGACCGCGAAGCGGTGGGGGGTGCTGTTACACCCCCACTTTGGTATGGACTCCCATACTTTCGCGGGGGTTCTGATTCCTATCGCAGTGTCTCTTGCTCGAAGCCGAACACTATTCCTTTCACGGCAATGCGGGCTTGCTTTCTAGCCTCAGAGGGTAGCGCTTCGAGTCTTCTTAAAATGGGTTTCATGTCGTCGGATACTGATAGCTCCTGATCTGTCATCAACAGCTCGTCGGTTGAGATCCCCAATACCTTTGCAAGGGTGACGATTTTGTCTGCAGACGGTGTTGCTCGCCCGGCTTCATATGAGGTGTAGCTCGACTTGCTGATCTCCGAGGCTTCCCATACCTGCTGCTGTGTAAGGCCTTTTGCCTCGCGGTATTTGCGAAGGTTTTCCCCGATGGTCATTGCTCTTTCCTCATAACCCTTTTTCATATGGATCATCATATCCACTGGCTTTCTGTACAGTGCTTGAATGTCGGTACAAATATGCTTGCATTGCGAGACTGCATTGTATTAGCATCCTGTCACATTGGTATCGGTTTTGCGGTATTGACGTAATAATGACAGGGATCAGGGATGTTTATCGATTGGTTGAGCGTTTCCCAAGAGCATGACCATGACCTGCCGGTGGTCTGTGACGTGTATACGCTCACTATCGACAGTCATTCCCATGAGGTTCTGACCAGTCGCCAGCCTCGTTTCAAGCATGAGGGCAGTTTCTCCAGTTCGATCACCATCAGCGTCCAGGGGCGCAAGGTCCGCGTTGACGGCAACCCTAGCCGTATCAACCGCCTGGATAACCTGTTCGGCTTCAAGACGGTGGGTGAGTGCATCGCGGTTTACAACACGCTGCTGGCTGAATATGGGCTGCCGCCGTTTACCCGTTGCACCCGCACCGAGCACCGGCAGACAGGCAATTCCTCCAGCCTTTGGGCCGATGGTTGCACCATCGAGCGCATCGACCTGACCACGAATGTGGCCGTAGGGGAGGGGAACGTGCTGGCCTATCTCCGGGGCTTGTCAACCCAGCGTATTGGCCATTCTGTTGGGTACCTGTATCCCAATGGCCGCACCGTTGACTGGACGGCAGCAGGCAAGCGCAAGGGCGGTGTGCGCCTCCAGTACCGCAAAGCATATGACAAAGCGTTTGAGTTGGATCAGAACCTGATACCCAAGATGAAACGCATGTTCGGTGATGAATCACCTGAATATGCCTACGTCTGCCAAGTGCGCGATTACTGCGCAAAGCATGGCGTTGTTCGGCAAGAGCAAGAGTTGAAAAGTGAATTTTTGAGCAGGGAAGGGCTGAGATTCTGGGGCCTTTTCGATGAATCGCGATACCAGACATTACATGATGATTTTTTGCGCACAGATGAAAAGTTACAGGTGACGGCTATGGACCTTCAAACAATCTCGGAAACATTGCTTGCTAACGGCATCGTTAAAAGCACTTTGGCTGCTAACACTACAGCCATGTATGCGCTCAATTGGTTTAGTGGCCAGCGTTTCGATTTTTCCAAGTCCGCAGTTAAAACCCATCGCGCGCGTTTACGTTGCATCGGTATCGACATTGCAAACGTCTGCGACACTTCGCGTTTCACGCCGGTCATTGTTCGTCAGGCTCGGGAAGTTACCAAGAGTTACGACCTGCCAGTGCCGTCCTGGTACCGCTCGCCGGTAGTTCCGCTGAGGGCTGTCGCATGATGGTCGCAACCATTGATCTGATCATTGTTACCGGTGCCGGCTGCTGCGCCATTTTGTATCTCGGTAATTGGGTGCGGGCATGAAATCGATGGAAGAGATTGTTTTGCGTATTGCTGTTTATTCGACAATTGCCCTTATCGGATTTATTGGTCTTCTGGGTATTTTGTTGGTGGGCCTATGAGAACTGTCAGTTTCCAGGGCACAAGTTTGACCAGGGCAGAGCGCGCAAAGTTAGCATTCCAGCGCCGCCCAACAACCAATATTAAACTTGTCGAGTCTGTGAATCAGGCGCTGCAAGTATCAGAGCGATCAAAGTCCGCCGGAGAGAAGACCCCGCGCTGGTGGACAGTCGATAGGGTAGAGCGGGGCACTCCATTTGTTGGCGACATATTTACGAGGTAATGACATGAAACTGATTTTCGAAATTCACAGCACATTTGTTAATGAACGCTCCGGCACTGCCGGCAATGGCCGTCCTTATAAATTGCGGGAGCAAGAGGCTTGGGTTCAAATTGGTGATGCACCATACCCGCAGAAAACAAAAGTTATGCTCGATGAGGGGCAAGCTCCCTATGCGGTCGGCAAGTATATGTTGCATGAACGCTCTTTCTCGATTGGCAAATATGATTCGCTCCAGTGCCAACCGTTCCTGGTACCACTGGTTGCTCAAGCTCAAAAAACTGCCTGATTAAATTCCGGGGCCTGTCATGTCAAAAGTTTTCTTAACCTGCGACTTAACGAATCTCACGATTGTTAATGACGTCCCCGTTTGCACTCAATGGGAATACATGACACCCATGTTTCCCATATTTGAACTCCCGCAAGATCAACTCCATTTGATCATGGGGGCTACAGCCACCTTTCTAGCAATCTGTTATGTCGGCCGCAGATTGTTGGCTTCTATGAATTCGGCCGCAAATTCTGACTGAGGTAATACCTATGAAACCTATGAATGTTGTTCGTCGCTATGGTGCTCGCATCGGTGGCACTGGTGCTGCACTTGCTGTTATGTCTTCTCCCGCGTTCGCCGCCATTGATACCAGCGGTGTCATCAGTGAGATGACTGAGGGTGGCGTGGCCGGTGGAGCCATTATCGGTGCTGCCCTGGTCTTCGGTGCGCTGCTGATGGTGGGCTTCACCATTTATCGCCGCCTGAAGTAATCGTCTGGATCGGCGGCCCTCCGGGGCCGCTTTTCTTTGGGAGTAATAAAATGTCGCTCTACATTCTCATTGTCTGGTTGATGGGCCTGAATATTATTTTTAACTCCTAAGGACAGGTCTAACTATGCGGCGCATATTATTTCTGGTTTTGATGTTGTCGAGTGTCGGGGCTTGGGCTGAAGATTATTATTATTGGGCTCGCTATAGCAACGGTGATTATCGTAATCACGGCCCTACGCCTGAGGCGGCATGTGCCAATTACATTTCTAGCCTCGGTCATGACGAGTTCATAGAATCTGTAACTATGCAATCTGAAACTATAGCATATTGCAAATATAACTCACCAAACGGTAAGTGGAATGGAACAGTCCGTCTTACTCGGAGGGGTAGCCAGTGTGAAGTTGGTGAATACAACCCCGAAACCGGCTCCTGTGATCAAGACTGCTCTACAACTATCGGCCAGACCCTCTTAGTTCGCGGCCCAGACTCTCCCATATTCAACAGCAACGGCAAAAACTACGTTTTGGCATCTGCGAGTGATGTTGATGGCACCTGTACCTCCAGTTGCAGTTATGAGCCAGCCTCCAGCTTCGCCGGCTCCTGCTATCTGGTCTCTGGCTCGACTGACACCGGTTACTGCAACTACATCGTCCAGGGCACTGGCGAATCCTGCTCTGGCTTCAACCTTACCCCCGGCGATATGTCTGGCGACCCGCTGAACGCCCCTGATTCGGGCGATGGCGGCGGTGGTGATGGCGACGGTGACGGTGATGACCCTGATCAGCCAGATCCTTGCCATGGCGTCCCTGGCTACGCGTGGAACGGCACAACCTGCGTCAAGGTTCCCGATGGTGGTGACGGCGATGGGGATGGTGACGGCGATGGTGACAGTGGTGGCGGTGGTACCGGCCCTGGTACTGGTCCCGGTGATGGTGACGGTGATGGCGATGGAAACGGTGACGGCGATGGTGATGGCGACGGTGAAGGCCCTGGCACTGGTCCTGGTGGTGGTGGTGGTGGTGACGGGGAGGGCGACGACGAAAATACAGGTACCGCTTCTGGTGGCTGTGATACGCCTCCATCTGGCACCGGTGATCCACTGCTGGTGGCCATCCTTAAACAGCAATGGCATACGATGTGTGCTGGTGAGGAGCTGACTAAGGCTCAATTACAGGCGGGTTTAGAGGCTGAGGGCCTCCAGAACGCGGACAATATGGAAAACATACTTTCCGAGAACGAAACAGATATAGATTCTGATATAACGTCTGCAATTAATCGTGTTTTCGTTTCAGCGCCTTCTAGTTCATGCCCGATAACTGATGTTAATGTGTCCACGGGTTTTGGCACCGTGCGCATGCCGTTTTCAATGGCATGTGTTGTATTTCCATATATATCGGCTGTTATGTTTTTCTTGGCCTATTTGGCAGCAGGTTGGATTCTCTTTGACGCACTTGTGAGGGGCAAGTAATGCCATTACCAGTAATATTTACCGCCGCGGGTGTTTCTGGGCTTCTCGCTACGGCTGTCAAATACATAGTTGGGTATGCCATAGCACGTGTCGTGGCGGCACTCGGGATAGGTCTTGTTACTTTCAAAGCATTGGATGTAATTGCTGAGTTGATCGTTAGTTATGTTGAGACCAACACCCAAATGGCCGGTGGTGAGTTTTGGCATGTTGCTGTTGCTATGGGCGTTCCACATGCCATTAAGGTAATTACCAGTGCATATGTGGCAGCTATTACCATCCGACAACTTATGGGCATTTATAACCGTATAACCTTCGGGAAGGCTGATTAATGTTATATCTCGTCACAGGCACGCCCGGCGCTGGTAAAACACTTAACACCATCAAGTTCATTGCTGAATCTCCAGAGTTCAAAGGGCGCGATATTTATTACTTTGGTATTCGTGACCTTTCACCTAGCCTTGGTTGGACTGAAATAACCGAGGAGCAGGCTTACAAGTGGTATGAGCTTCCATCAAATGCGGTCATAGTCTTTGACGAGGCCTATAACGTATTTCCAACCAAGCATGGTTCACAGGGTACGCCAGAGCACGTTAAACGCCTCGCCACTCACCGACACCAGGGGCACGATGTATTTCTTATTTGTCAGAAGGTAGTAGGGCAGCTTGACACCTTTGTGCGTGGTTTGGTCAACCGTCACCAGCACTATGCCCGCATTATGGGTAGTCTGAACATCAACCGGTTTACCTGGGACGTGTGTCAGCAAAATCCAGATTCAGCCAATACCAGGAAGGATGCCAATAATGACAAATTCAGGATGGATAAGAAGTACTTCGGCATCTACCATTCTGCTGACACTCACACGCATACACTGTCTGTTCCCTGGGGCAAGTTGAGCTTTGTGGTTGTCGGCCTGATCATTTTGGGGATGTTGGTCATGTTCGCTAAGGGCCGTTTCATTCGTGAAAGCCCTGAGCCGGTCCAGCAGCACCAGAGCGAAAGAACGCCTCTTTCTGGCACTCTTAGCAGTTCCTTTTCTACTTCACGCGAACAGCTCCCGCTGGCCGAGCTGCTCATTCCTGAAATAGATAACATGCCTTGGACCGCACCCATATACCGTGACAAATATACTGACGTCCAGGACTGGCCGCGGCCAGCTGCTTGCTACAAGTCTGAAAAGACGGGTTGCCTGTGTTTCACCCAGCAGGCCAGCCCGCTTGATGTTCCCACTGAGATGTGTGAAGGCATTGTTGCCGGTGGTTATTTTGATCACACCAAGCCTGTCGATCGGGCCGTCACGCTGAGGCGGGATGAGGGCGGTGGGAGTGGCTTGCCCACATCCACCGACATCAGCACGCCACAGCTTTCGTTTGCGCCCCCTGAGCGTACTGTAAACCGTGTTCGCGTTGATATTGTGCCTAGATCGACTGGCTTCTAGCACTTCGCATAATGAGAAAGCCTTATGTTTAGCGGCCTCCGGATGATATTCAATAGTCCGGGGGCCGTTTAACATAGGGCAGATTATGCGACGTGCCGA